CGGCAACCGGCAGCGGTGCAACGCTTCCAACGGGAACCTACTTTGTCAAAGTCGTCGTCCTAACACTCGAGGGTTACCAGAACTCGAGCGTTACTAGTGGCGTCGCCACCTCAAAGACCGTCTCGGGGGCCGACGGGAAGAGCTATATGCTGTCCGGCGGTTCGTCGAACATAAGCGCGGAGGCGAGCCAGGCAGTTACCTTCGGGCAGACTCTATTCTGCAGCGTCGCGGCGGTGCAGGGCGCCGTTGCCTACGCCTGGTATGTCTCAACGGCGACTGGGACCGAGACCTTGCAGGCGATCACAACGATCAATAGCTTTGCGATCTCTGCGCCGCTGAGTACGGGCAACCAGTCGCAGACCGCGATTACCGCCGACAATTCGGCTAATCCGACCTTTGCCTATGACGGGTTGTTGACCACGGCCCTCAAGGCTGGTTCAAACGCCTACATCAATGTGATGCCGACCGGCGCTGCGGGTTTAGGGTCGCCGCTGACCGCGTCGGGCCGCGGATCGGTTGTCGAAATCGACACAATGTTCCAGAAGATGTGGGACAATTTTGAGGTGTCCCCGACCGTTCTCTATGTCAACTCTCAAGAGTTAAAGAACATCACAACCAAGGTGTTGTCGAACGCTTCGGGGCCGTTGCTGCGCTACGACTCACCGGCAGACGGAAGCCACGGTGAATATCAGATGACGGCATCCGGAGTCGTGCAGTATTATTACAATCCTTTCGCGATCGAGGGTGGTCTTCGAATCCCCATTAGGATCCATCCGCGCGTGCCCCCTGGCACGATCATCGGCTGGGCCGAGAATCTGCCGATCCAGTACCAGTCGAACGAGGTACCGAACGTCGCCGAGGTCAAAGTCCGGCAAGATTACTACCAGATCGATTGGCCAGTCGTTACCCGTCAGCGCCAAGTCGGCGTCTATGCCGAGGAAGTTCTAGCGGTATACGCGCCGTTTGCAATGGGCGTCATTTGCAACATCGGCAACGGGTAACGGCGTTCGCGACCTCTGAAATTTAGGCTGAAGGAACACCTCCGTGTCCGATCTGATCACATTACTGGCCGTCTCCCCGTATGTGACGCGATCGGGCACGCGATGGAGCGGTGCCCGCACGAACTCGACGAGCTCGTGCGGGCACCGCGCAGGGTCGCCATAAGTTTGCTCCACAATAAGACCCGCATCATCCGCGACTGCATTACAGCAGAGGCGATGGCGATGACGTCGTTCTAGCGGTGACTACGATGATTACAGATGATCCTGCCCTCAAGGCTATGCGCGAGATCAATTTCGCTTTCGTATCCGTGACCGGACATTTCGGTACGCCGATGGCTGGTCGTAAACCTTGCAGCGGCCTAGGGCGGAAAAGTGAAATGGCAACGCTCGGCGAGATCGCTGCAAACGCTGCGCTGGTCGTTCACATGTGGGGCGCTCTCGCCGCGGCGCAGGATCACGAGCTGGGACACGCGTAATGACTAACCCTATTCCCCCTGGAGCGAGCTTCGGCGACTTGACGACGCTCGCCGATGTCAAGGCCTGGCTGCAAACCGGGCAGAGCGCCTTTCCGGCGACAGACGACGCTCTGCTGATGCGGCTGATCACCGCCGCGAGCCAGTTTATTCAAACCTGGCTCAACCGACGGATCGCTTCGCAGGATTGGATTGAGATTCGCGACGGTCTCGGAAATACCCTTGGCCCAAGCGAGACAAGATACCCATTCGCGGCATTTCCGGTTACCGCAGTCAGCAGCGTTGTTGTCGACCGTGTAACCCTTCCGGCGATCCCAGTCACCCCACTTGCGCAGCCCGACGGATTTAATGCCGGCGGCAAGACGGGATACCTGTTTACCCCGACACAGCTGGTGATCAGAGGATATGCGGTGCCGAGGAAGGCGGGATGCGTGACGCTGCAATATACCGCTGGTTATGCGGTTACGCCCCCGGATCTTGCGCAGGCGTGTATCGAGCTCGTGGCGTTGCGTTACCGCGAACGTAGTCACATCGGCGAAATCAGCAGAGCAATCGGCGGTGGCCAGACAGTCTCGTACTTGCAAAAGGACATGAGCAACTCGATCAAAGCGTTGATCCAGCAGTACCGCGTCGTCGCACCGATCACCGGATACCTGATGCCGGCAGCGACCCAAACCGGTATGGCAACGCTCGGTGGGGCCGCGTGATCTCAGCCCATCTCGTCGGCGACGAACAGTTGCTTCAGCGGCTGCGGGAGCTTCACGACGCCATTAACGCTGGGCTGGCTCGCGGTATCACCCAGCTGGGGATCGACCTGCAACGCAACGTGCAGCAGGACGAGCTGAGCGGCCAAGTTCTCAAAACTCGTACCGGCGCATTGAAATCAAGCATCGACCGCCGCGTAAATCAGAGCGCGCGGGGTGCCAGCACGAATGTCTTCACTGAAATACGATATGGCACGGCCCAGGAATACGGCTTCGCAGGAACGGTCAGCGTCAGGGCCAGCCTGCGGCGGATCAGGCAGGCCTTCGGCCGGCCGGTTGCCGAGAAGACGATCAGCGTGCGGGCTTATGACCGCCGAATGTCTCTTCCGGAGCATTCCTTTCTGCGTTCGGCGCTTGAAGACATGCCGCCGGCGATCGGCGACGCCATAAACGCAGCTGTGGCCGAAGCGATATCGAACTGGGAGAGCGGACAGTGATCATCAGAGAGGCGATCTATAGCGCTCTCTGGTCGATGGCGGCCGGTGCCGCCAATTTCGCTAGTGCGAACCGCAGGCTCCGGCATTGGGCCGATGTTGCCGCCGCCGAGCAACCCGCGCTGTTTATGAGCGAAAAGGGCGGGCACGCGGTGACCAAGGCGCTGGGAGGGCCGACCATATGGACGCTCCACGCTGATTTCTACGTCTACGTTCATTCGAATGACCCGTATTTGGCGCCAGCAATGCTTCTGAACCCACTGATCGATGCGCTCGAAGCGGCACTGGCGCCATCTCCGGCCACGAGGATTCAGAACCTCGGATTGCCAGCGATGGTGCAGCACGCCTACATCGCGGGAAAACTGGAAACCGACGAAGGCGTGCTCGGCGACCAGGCGATCGCGATCGTCCCGGTAGAGATCCTCTGCGTCTGACTTCGCGGCCAGAGGACACTAAAGTTTCCCCGATCAAGTTGGATGGCGCCTGGACCCAGGCTTTTGCGAGGGCGACAAGCGAGTGATGCGACCTGTGCGGAAACCGCTAGCGACACCGCAAGAAGCCCCGAAATAGGGCTTCCCCTTTGCTGCAATAAATTCTGCTCGTAGGAGTATCACGATGGCCATCGAAGTGTCCGGGGGGAGCATCGCTCCTCCCGAGGATGTCGAGCACCGCTCCGCCGCCGAGGAAACGAGGGACGCCTCGATCGATCAGCTGATCGAGCACTGGTGGCAGGACCATTTTCCGGGTTCGGCAGTCGCCCGCGATACCCAGGCCTGGAACGTCGCTCACGCCGCTAAGGAGATGCTGAAGCGGCTTTTGAAAAGGGAGTATCTGACATGCAATTGAGCTTCGGCTCGGGAGCGGTCTGGGGCGAACGCACCGACGTCACCGGGTCAGGAATCGGCCCGCGCCAGTTCGGCGTGCTTCAGGATATTCAGATCGATTTCGATTGGACCGACAAACCACTCTACGGGCAGCTCCAATTTCCCGTGGCGATCGCCCGCGGCCAGGGCAAGATCACCGGCAAGGCAAAGTTCGCGCAGATACTGGGATTGTTATATTCCGACATCTTCTTTGGGTTGACCCCGGCCACCGGCCAATTTGCCGTTGCCCAGCTCGAGGCCGCCAGCATCCCGGCGGTGACGCCTTACACGGTGACGGTCGCCAACGCAGCCAATTACAACGACGATCTCGGCGTGGTCTACGCCGCCAGCGGCAAGCGCTTCAACCGCGTGACGACCCCTTCTGCGGCCGGTCAATACTCGGTAAATTTCGCGACGGGGATTTATACTTTTTCGTCCGCCGACGCAAGCGCCGGGGTACTGATCTCCTACACCTACAATCTGACGACATCGGGCAGCAGGCTCACCATCACGAACCAAGTGATGGGAACGACCCCGACCTTCAAGGCGACTTTCTACACTAACTACGCCGGCAGCGGGATGGCGCTCCGCCTCAACGCCTGCATGGCCGACAAACTGTCGTTACCGACCAAGGTCGATGACTGGATGATTCACGAGCTCGATTTCTCGGCCTTTGCCGATGCGTCCGGGACGATCGGCTATCTAAGCACGGTGGAGTAATGCTCCCCGGCGTGACTATTGCCATGGGCGGCCGGGATTGGCAGGTTCCCCCGCTGACTCTCGGACAGCTCCGCCGGCTAATGCCGAAAGTGCGACAATTGACCGAGATCGGCGCATCGATGGGCGAGACCCAGATCATCGTACTCGTTGAAATCGTCGCCGCTGCGATGCAACGCAACTATCCCGAGACGACGGTCGAGATGGTCGAGAACCTGCTCGATCTCGGCAATGCCAGCGCAGTGCTGAATGCGGTTCTTACCGGGTCGGGGTTGAAGATGAGCGATAGCCGCCTGGGGGAAGCGGCGGCCCCCGGGTCCAGCCTGGGGGCAGAGCCGACAATGGCGGAGCCGTTTGCGGACGCAATCAACTTAACACAGACGATTGGGGATATATCTACGGCCTCCTCGCCACTGCCTGCGGCTACAGCTACGCCGTAATTGACGAAATGACGCTCTTCGATCTGGAGGAGCTCACAGCTTATTGGGCCGAACATCCGCCTCTTCACATTCTGGTCGGCGCCTATCTCGGCATCGCCAAACACCGGCGCAAAGGGGCGTCATCAGCCCATCAAAGTCTACGCTCTGCAGCAAATTCGGACATGGCGGTGCTGCTTGCCGAACTTGGGCCCGGATTTGGAGCCGGTGACGTGCACGCCGGATTGGGCCCGGTAATGCTCGACTTCTCCGAGTTGCAGCGCCGCGACCGAACCGGCGATTGACTTGCTGCCTCGGTGGGACATTCGTATCTGCGACCGCAAGTGTCTTCATCGTTAAAGGACCGTCATGAGCGACATTGAAACCAGCGTCGTCATCAGCGCCCAGACCGACGAGCTGCAATCCGGAATGGAGGCGGCGGCAAATTCGGTCCAGGTCGCGACTGATGCGATGCGGGCTCAATTCGCCGGTTTGGGAGCCGTCGCTCAGCAGGCGCAAATGCAAATCAACAGCGCCAGTGCACAAGTCGGGTCGAGCATCGGTGCATTGCAGGCGAGAGCTTCGAGCATTGCCGGGTCGGTAGACATGATGCCGAACATGGCCGGCAATGGCCGCGCCGAACGGCAGCTCGCCATGCAAGAAGAGCGCGACCAGATTAATCGACTAAGTGCCGATCAAAGGATCAGCGACGAGAAATTCGCCCGCTACAAGGCGGAGATCCAAGATGAGACGGCCTTTGGCAAGCTCTCCGCGACCGAGGCAATCCGACAAGAGCAAGACCTACTCGATCTCAAATGGTCCTATGATCAGGCCTATTACGAGAAGAAGCTCGCGGCAGCCAACAACGACGGCCGCATGCAAGAGAAGATCCTCGAACAACAGGGGCTCGCCTACGAGAAATACGTGACCAACGTGCAGGCCCTCGACACGAAATTGGCGGAGGCCAATAAAAGAGCTTGGGACGATCTGGTCGCCCCGGTGGAGCGAGCGGTCGATAGGTCGGTCACCGGCATCATCCTCGGCACGACGACCGTGCAAAAGGCGCTGGCAAACCTGGCTCAATCGATTATCGCCGAATTCGTCAATTCGGCTGTCAAAGGCGCATTCGACCAGATCGGCAACCTGTTGGCCGATGGCTGGCTCCGCGGCAGCGATCAAGACTTCTCCGGGGGCCTCACTGGCGCTAGCGAGGAGGTGGCCGGCAGCGGTCTAGCCGAAGGTTTAGGACTGACAAGCCTATTCGGTTCCGGCCTCGTCGGCGGTCTTTTCAAAGGCATCGGCTCGCTGTTCGCCTTTGAGCGAGGCGGCATCGTGCCGAGCGCGCAAGGTGGCTGGGCGGTGCCCAGCCTCGGCCCCGGGGGCGTCCTCGCCCAACTGCACAGCAACGAGATGGTGCTGCCGGCGAATATATCTCAGGGGCTACAGAGCATGCTTGCTACGCCGGCCGACGCCGGTGGGACAGGCGGCACTGCCTCCAGCCCGGTCATAGTCAATGTCTCGGCAATCGACAGTCAAGACGTCAAGCGGTTCTTTCAGAGCAACGGCAGCCTGCTGGTCGCGGCTCTCAACAAAGCAATGCGCAACGGCTCGGCACTGCGGACCGCATGATGTCATTGATTTTCCCGGCGTTGCCCGGGCTCGCATGGAGCGTCACGAAATCGCCCACGTTCCAAACCCGCATTCAACGCGCGGTGTCGGGGCGTGAACTGCGGGCTCTAGACTACCCATACCCATTGTGGCAGTTTACGCTGATCTTTGATCTGTTGCGTGACAACCCGGCCGCCGGCTATGACGAGCTGCGAACCCTTATGGGGTTCTTCATGCTGTGTCAGGGTGCCTTCGGTACCTTTCTGTTTCGCGATCCGAGTGACGATCGGGTCACCGGCCAACAGATCGGGGTTGGTGACGCCAGTACCACTGTATTCCAACTGCAGCGCGCGATGGGTGCAACTCTCCCGGGCGGCGGCTTTCAAGAGCCCATCGTCGCCCCGAATATCGTCAGTGCAGTCTATCTCGACGGCATCACACAAAGCCCGGCAAGTTACTGCGTCGATTCAAACACGGGGCTGGTTACATTCGAGACCGCGCCCGGCGGCGGGCTGATCATCACTACCGATTTTAGCTATTACTTTCGCTGCCGCTTCGTCGACGACAGCTACGCATTTGAAAATTTCATGCTTCAGCTGTGGCAGCTGAAAAAGCTCACCTTTATCTCGGTACGGTCATGAAGCCGGCGTCAACAGCGCTGATCTCTCTGCTCAACAGCAGTGAGCAATTTATCATGGCCGACCTCTATAGCTTCACTTTGGTCGGTGGATCCGTTCTGCGGTATTCGACAGCGCCGACCCCACTCACCGCCAATGGTCAGACTTTTGCGCTGGGCCCCAAATTCGAGCGCTCAAAGACCAAGGTCGTCATCGGCGTCCAAGTCGATGAGCTCGAGGTCAAGGTGTATCCTGAATCTACCGATTTGATCGGCGATTTGCCGTTCTTGCAAGCGGCCTGGCAAGGTCAGCTCGACGGTGCATTGCTACAGCTCGAGCGCGCCTTCATGCCGGTCTATGGCGACACCAGTCCCGGAACCGTGGTTCTGTTTGCTGGCCGGATCTCTGACGTCGATTGCAGCCGGACCGGTATTGATATGAAATGCCGCTCGCACCTCGAATTGCT